ATGAATAAAATAATGAAAATAAAACGTAAATAATACGCTAATTCAGCCTATCAAGGAGGTTTTATAAATGTTAAACAAGAAAAATATTATGGGAATAATCCAAGATCATAAGGACAGTATCGAAGTTATTGAATCTGAGTTGCAACGTGCACATGATTTAAATTTGGATATTCCAGAAGTAACACAGGCAGCACGAAATGAATTGTCTTACCTTTACGACAATAAAGCTCGTTATGAGATGCAGGCAAAGGCTTGGGGGCTAATTGAGGAGGAAACTAATGTTTAATTACGATGACTTTGCTAAATATATTGTAAAAATGCAAACGGCGCTTGAAAAACAAGGGCAAGGGAAACAGGAAGCATTTAATAATGCATTGATGATTTGGACTTTTGCAAGTATTGCTGGGAATCAGATGTAAAACAAAAAAGCACCAAGTCTTTGCTCGATGCCATCCGTGAACAATTAAAAGTCAATTAATTATAACACGGAGGCGGCTATGTTTAAAAGAGATGAAGAGTTGATTTTAGAGTATAAAACCAGTTTGAAGAACTTGCGTGCGAGCCATCGTGCAATCGAAAAGAAGAAACTTACAATTGTTAAAAACGAACAGGGACTAGATGAAGTAACCGATGTTCGTACATCTATTGATATTGAAGACCAGAGCAGAATTGCAGGTATGATCAGAGATTGCGAGTATACAATCTTTTGGCTTGAGCATGGATACGAGAAACCATATAGTGATGATGATTTTAGAAAACTATGTAAATCAAAGCGAGAGAAACTATGGGCTAATATCGATCATGCTGTTAGCTATTATGGAGTATCAGTTACTACTGATGACAAGAAAGATAAAGAAAAAACTGAACAACATGAACAACTATTAGAGGTTCTCTCTACCCTATCGCCAAGAGAGTTGGAATTATTCAAACTGAGGAACGAAGCATTGCTGACAGAGCGAGAATGTGCTGAGAAGATGGGAATATCTTTTGGGACAGTTAAGTCTATGTCACAGCGAATCAGGGATAAAATAGATGATTATTTTAATTATGGATTTCAAGTGAAATTATTTTGAAATCTTGTAACCCAAACGCGACTTATATATAGAGTGATCTAAAAATTATGAGCTACTCACAATAACTCATAAAAAAGAAGGAGGTGACCCAGCCCCTTCAGTCAATTGTTTTAGGCGGCACAATCAAAAAATATATGAGGAACGGAGTTGAAAAACTTCATTTCCATTTAAAGTTCATGTGCCGTCTTTATGTTGCTGTGGCGGAAAGGGTAACGCCTATCTCATTCTGAGGTACGACTTGTAAGGTTCAATTCCTTACCAGTGACATTGGAGCTAGTTCTAGGATAGTAGCCAAACGGTAAGGCGGCTCGGCGGAGTGACTTGCAGGTTCGAATCCTGTCTATCCATTAACATTAAGTGGCGGCCCCTGTAATACATGACATAATACACCGCCAGCATATGAAAGGAGACTCCCCGTGGCCCTCAGAGCTGACAAGCAAGGTAAACATCGTGTTGCTTATGAAAAGAATAAAAAAAGAATACTCAAGACTCAAAACGTTTGTGGCATCTGTGGCAAGCCAGTTAACAAGAAGTTGAAGTCGCCTGATCCAATGTCACCAGTTATTGACCATGTGATTCCAGTATCAAAGGGTGGTCATCCATCAGCGATAGAGAATCTACAGCTTGCACACTGGACATGCAACAGGCAGAAGTCAGACAAGATGTTTAATAATCAACAAAACAATCAGCAGGAAAAGAAGGTAATAGGTAATAGGAACCTTCCTCAAAGTATTAATTGGGGTTTGTATAGTTCAACAAAAAAATAAGAATAAAAGTTTTGGAAAATAAAAAAGAAGTAATCGCAAGAGAAATATAGGGGGGATACCTCCCCCGACCGGTTGGCAGCCGACCTTCACGCAGTCACTGTACATTTTTTCTCGCGCGACATCCAAGGAGCTGACTAAATGGGAATGCAAGGAATGGAATACTTAAAGAAAAAGCTGAGTTCGCGCCGTTCGCGAGTGAATATGCGTTATGAACATTACTCGATGAAAAATAGGGAATATGAAATTGGATTTACCATTCCAAAAAAAATAAGGGATCAATACAAAGCAGTTTTGGGGTGGTCAGCAAAAACAGTTGATAGCCTTGCAGATCGATTAATATTTCGTGAGTTCGCAAATGACAATTTTGATGTAAATGAAATATTTAGGGCTAATAATCCCGATGTATTCTTCGATAGCGCGGTGTTGTCAGCCTTGATAGCATCGTGTTCTTTTGTTTATATTTCAAACGGAGAGGACGAAATACCACGGTTACAAGTTATTGAAGCGAGCAATGCGACTGGTGTGATTGATGAAACTACAGGCTTGCTTAAGGAAGGGTACGCTGTACTTGAACGAGATGAAAACAACAAACCTTCAGTTGAAGCATACTTCACCGGAGATCAAACAACCTTTTATTATGCGGATAAGAATGTTGAGAACTTCTCCCTTGATAATCCGACAGGTCATCCGTTGTTAGTTCCGATTATTCATCGACCGGATGCCGTGCGGCCTTTTGGACGTTCAAGAATTACACGAGCCGGTATGTATTGGCAAAGAAATGCAAAAAGAACACTGGTGCGTGCAGACGTGACGGCTGAGTTCTATTCTTTCCCACAAAAGTATGTTGTTGGTACTGATCCTGATTCAGAGCCGTTAGATAGTTGGAAAGCAACGGTTTCTGCAATGCTTGAATTCACAAAAGGTGAAGATGGAGAAAAGCCAACTCTTGGCCAGTTCACAACATCAAGCATGACACCGTTCACCGAGCAACTTAAAACTGCTGCAGCTGGATTTGCCGGCGAAAGTGGTTTAACATTGGATGATTTAGGGTTTGCCTCAGACAACCCATCGAGTGTAGAAGCAATAAAAGCTAGTCACGAGAATTTGAGACTTGCCGGAAGAAAAGCGCAACGTTGTTTTGGATCAGGCTTTTTGAATGTGGCATATTTAGCAGCATGTTTAAGAGATGATTTCCCATACATGCGAAGTCAGTTCATGACTACCGAACCAAAATGGGAGCCGCTATTTGAGGCAGATATGTCTACGCTAGGATTAATTGGTGACGGAGTGCAAAAAATAAACACGGCAATTCCTGAATACATCAACGGTGAAACTATTCGTGATCTGACAGGGATTAAAGGAGCGAATGACAATGGATGATATTGTTCCAGGACTCCTTGAATCCATTCAACATCAATTTGACGAACGAACAAAAAAGAGCGCTAAACTGAAGAATGCTGCAATCGCATTGAAGAAGAAAGAAGCAACCTATTTAGATGCGAATGGTTTTGCAATTGAACTTGGTGAAATATTAGCCTCTATTTACGCAAAGAACCTGACCAAAAAAGTATTGCCAGACGGCAAGATGTACTACAACATTGCTGAGCGAATTATTCAACCAACGATGAAAAACAACTACGATCTTGTTTCCGGTTATGCAGGCGATGTTCAAAAACAATTGAATCAAGCCGCAGGGTTATACTTGAAAACTCAAATCCCTGATATGAATCAGGATCGAATCAATGGGATTATCAATCGAATATCAAGCGAGCCTGATTTCGATAAAATTAAGTGGATGCTTGATGAACCGATAGTAAATTTTAGTCAAAGTATTGTCGATGATTCCATAAAAAAGAATGCAGATTTTCAGTCAAGAAGTGGTTTGCGCCCTAAAATCATTCGCCGCGTTTCTGGTCATGCATGTAAATGGTGTCAAAGTCTAGCAGGATCATACGATTACCGTAGTGCTCCCGATGATATTTATAGACGACATGAGCGATGTCGTTGCACTGTTGAATACGACCCAGGAGATGGCAGACGGCAAAATATTTGGTCCAAAATTTGGAGACGGCCTGATAAAGATGATAAAATAGAGTTGAGAAAGAAAGCGGGTGTCGATAAAGACAAAGAGCTTTCTAAGAGAGCAAGAGCTGCACTCAACAAAACAAACATGCAAACGCAGGTCGGTAAAGATTATTACAGCCAATTCATTAATCACTTAGACAGTCTTGATAATCCAAGAGTGAAAGAAATGTTTGCTACTATGGCCGATCGACTAGACTTCATGAAGATTAAGGATGTACGTGCATACGCAAGTGGAAGCAGTGTTCAATTAAGCAAAGCCAGTTTTGTTGGTTCTTCATATCAAAAGCCGTTTCAAACCGTATACCATGAATTAGGGCACGCATTCGATACATTGGGAACGAAAGTTTTAACGGATAGTACGACTTACTCTACAGGACAAACTAAAAGAATGAAAATTCTTGGTCAAATGATGGATGTCGAAATCAAATCAACTCATGCTTCTGGAATACCGAGCTATTCGCTAAAAGAGGCAATAGATAATGATGTATGGCAGTTTATCAATGGTGATCTACCAACACTTGAAAGCCTTGGGAAAAGGCCAAGAAAAAAGGCCGAAAAGGAAGCTTGGGATAGAGAATACAGTCGAATACATGATCAATGGCAAAAGAACAAGAAAGCATTTTTAGATGATTATAAAAAGTTGGCCAAAGAGGATTTAGCTACCTATGGGGCGTTGTCTGATATGCTTGAATCAACCGGATACTTTGAGAGTTATCCTCTCGGAGTTGGCCACGGGTCAAAGTATTGGAAAGACTACGGGAAAGCTGAAACAGAGTTTTTTGCTCACATGACAGAGTTAGCAGCAAACAATGAATCTGCAAAAATTATGAATGAAGTTTTTCCAAATGCAGCGAAGATTTGGGAGAATTTGGTAGACGACATCTTAAGGAAGGTGAAATAAAATGTTCAGTGCAGAAGACGGAGCAATGGCACTCATTGAACCAGCTGTAGAAAAGTATGAATTACATTTCGGCAATACATTTCCGTTGTATGAATACATCGAGATGACTCAATCTGAAGGTTGGGATTTTTCAGTCGAAGGCGGAAAGAAACTAATCGCATTTATCGAGGAAAGAATTAAAAATGATGATCCAGTAGAGGTTCCAGCTGACTATGAGGATCGGACCTATTAAGTAGTACTCAATGAAAAATGTTGGGTGCTATTTTTGTGCCTAAAAGGAGCGGTTTTTATGCCAAAACAGAATAAGTATTCTATCCCGATGACTTTAAGGCAGATTGTCGGGCTTTTTGTGTTGCCAAGAGAACGACTGCCAGATAAACCGAAGGAGGACAAGAAAAAGTGATTGTGTTCAAAGTCTCATTTAGTCAAGCGTGGGGGCGATGGCGTGATTTTACGTTTGTTACCTGTAGAAGTGCAAGCGAAGCGATCACCAAGGCGCTAGAAGAAATCAACGTACCTGAAAAGATGAACGACAAAGTGATTATAACCGTTTCTGTTGAAGGTCAGGTAGGGAAAAAGAAGAAAAGAGGAAAAAATAAATGAATGAAGGGACAACACTCGTAATTTGGACACCTGAAGGAAAAACCTTATATTTTGAAAATGTTCAGAACATCGTAAACGGTGACGCTGAATTAACTTTTGAATATTTTGGTGTCAGCACTCAAGTAAAACGATCGGCTGTCTTCAATCAAATTAATATTGCTGGTTTCGCTTTTGGGATTTAGTTTTTCCCAGCGATAGGGTTATCATGCATCAAATGATTGAAGGGGGATCAATATGACTACTAAAGTAAGACTTGGTAATCAGCATCCTACTCAATCGGTAATATTGCCATATGACAAAACCATGTCTCAACGAGCGATTGACCGTTATCAACGAACAGGCCGTAAGTGTTACGAATGGCAAGGAAATATGCTGAATCCGATGATGTCTATAGATAACGATGGATTATGGATTCATCAAAAGTTCGGTTTTTCCATACCTCGTAGGAATGGTAAAACAGAAATTGTGTATATAGTCGAGTTAGATGCATTAGAAGAAGGACTCAGCATATTACACACTGCTCATAGAATCAGTACGTCTCATTCTTCATTCGAACAAGTGAAAAAACTTCTTGAAGATTCTGGTTACATTGAGGGCGAGGATTTCAATTCAATTAAGGCAAAAGGGCAAGAGCGATTAGAACTGTATAAAAGCGGCGGCGTCATTCAATTTCGTACAAGAACTTCCAGCGGTGGTCTTGGTGAAGGATTTGATCTACTCATAGTCGATGAAGCGCAAGAGTATACGACTGAACAAGAGTCCGCCTTAAAATATACGGTATCTGATAGTGATAACCCGATGACAATAATGTGTGGAACGCCGCCGACACCTGTTTCTAGCGGCACGGTGTTTACTCATTATCGCGATAAGGTTCTGTTTGGCAAATCAAAGTATTCAGGCTGGGCGGAATGGTCTGTTGATGAAATGAAAGACATTCATGATGTTGAAGCATGGTACAACTCAAATCCATCAATGGGCTATCACTTGAACGAACGAAAAATTGAAGCAGAACTGGGAGAAGATGAATTGGACCATAACGTCCAACGTCTAGGATATTGGCCGAAGTACAATCAAAAGTCTGCAATTTCCGCAACAGAATGGGAAGGTTTGAAAGTCAGTCGTTTACCTGTTTTCAAAGGCCCTTTATTTGTAGGTATCAAGTATGGCAATGATGGTGCAAATGTTGCAATGAGCATAGCTGTTCGAACTTTATCAGGAAAAGTGTTTGTTGAAACAATCGATTGTCAATCAGTTAGAAATGGTAATCAGTGGATCATTAATTTTCTAAAGAATGCTGATGTAGCTGCAGTAACGATTGATGGTCAAAGCGGTCAAAGTATCTTAGTGAAGGAAATGAAAGACTTTAGGCTTAAAAGTCCAATTTTGCCAAAGGTATCAGAAATCATTAATGCAAACTCTTCATGGGAACAAGGTATTTTCCAGAAAACCATTTGTCACAATGATCAACCTTCATTAACTACTGTTGCAACCAATTGTGAAAAACGAAATATTGGTTCAAGCGGTGGATTTGGGTACAAATCGCAATTCGATGATATGGATATAAGTCTAATGGATAGCGCGCTTCTAGCGCATTGGGCTTGCGTTAATAAGAAGCCTAAATCAAAACAACAAATCAGGTATTAAGCGACTTTTTTGGAAGTCGTTTTTTTAATACACAAAATTACCGAACTGCCGGGCAAGCAGGAGAAAGGACGTTTAACATGTCAGATTTTAAAGTAATTGAAACGCAGCAAGAGTTGGACCAAATTATTCGGGAGCGCTTAGATCGTCAAAAAGAGTCCTTGGAAAAGCAATTTGGTGATTATGACCAGCTCAAAACTCGTAATGAGGAACTAGAAAATGAAGTTGGTGCATTGAAGACAGCTGCAGAAGAATCAAAAAATGCTGCTTCACAATATGATCAAACAATTGCGGAATTGAATGCAAAAGTGACTAGCTACGAAACGGCTAACTTAAGAACACGAATTGCCATTCAAAATGGATTGCCACTTGATCTTGCCGACCGTTTAGTTGGTGAGGATGAGGATAGTTTGAAAGCTGATGCAGAGCGTCTTTCTGGATTTGTTAAATCTCAGAAACCAGTACCACCTTTAAAAGATACTGAACCGCCATTAGGTGACGAAAAAGATGAACCATATAAAAAATTAATCGAAGGATTAAATAAAGAGGGAGAATAACAATATGACAACATTATCAAGAGGTAGTTTATTTGAACCGGAATTAGTAACAGACTTAATTAACAAGGTAAAAGGCAAAAGCTCATTAGCTATTCTTTCGCAACAAGAGGCGATTCCATTTGATGGACAAACAGAGTTTGTTTTCACGATGGATTCTGAAATTGATATTGTAGCTGAAAACGGAAAGAAATCACACGGCGGCATTTCTTTAGAGCCAGTTAAAATGGTGCCTATCAAAGTTGAGTATGGCGCGCGTGTTTCTGACGAGTTCATGTACTCGTCTGATGAAAAGAAAATTGACGTGATCAAAGGATTTAACGAAGGATATGCCAAAAAGCTTGCTCGTGGTATTGATTTAATGGCTTTTCACGGGATTAACCCACGTACTGGTGCAGCGTCTACAGTCATTGGCGACAAACATTTCGACAGCAAGGTAACTCAAACAGTTACTTTTTCTCCAACTGATCCAGATGCAAACATCGAAGCGGCTGTCGCATTGATTCAAGGTGAAGAAGGCATTGTGACTGGTCTAGCGGCAGATACACAATTTTCGGCAGCATTAGCAGCAATGCGCACAGGTGGAGACACAAATATTCGCTTGTTTCCTGAACTTGCTTGGGGAGCTAATCCAGGTTCTATCAATGGTCTAAAAGCTGATATTAATAATACGGTGTCAGGTGGTTCTAATGACGTGGCCATCATTGGAGATTTCGCAAATTACTTCCAATGGGGCTTTGCGAAAGAGATTCCATTAGAAGTTATCGAATATGGTGATCCAGACAACTCAGGTAATGACTTGAAAGGATACAATCAAGTTTATCTACGTTCTGAAACATTCTTAGGATGGGGCATCATGGACGCTAACAGCTTTGCTCGTATTGTTAAAACTACCGGAGGTGGCGAATAGCATGAATTACAAAAATACTAGAACAGGCGTGGTCATTTCCACGCCTTGTGTTGTTAGCGGCGGAAACTGGAAGTTAATTGATGAAGAACAAGAACAGGTTAATGATACTCAAGAAATTGAAGAAACAACACCAGACAATGAACCTGAACAAGAAGATGCGGCAAACGCTGTATCTGATGATTTAGCAGATGTCACTAAAAAAGATATTATGCAGGAACTAGATGCAATGAAAATCAAGTATGATCCTCGTGCTAAAAAACAAGAACTGTATGATTTGATGATGCAAGGGGAGTGATTAAATGCAACCATTCGCAACGATTACTGATTTAAGTAACTTATGGCGCACTCTTAAGATGGATGAAGTGGATCGCGCAGAGTCCTTACTTGAGGTCGTTTCTGATTCGTTGAGAGAGGAAGCACACAAAGTCGGCAAAGACCTAGACGCGATGATAAAGGAACGTCCATCTTACGCGACTGTCGTTAAGTCTGTAGTGGTCGATGTGGTTGCTCGTACACTTATGACCTCAACTGATCAGGAGCCAATGACGCAGTTCTCAGAGGGCGCAATGGGCTACAGCGTTTCAGGCTCCTATCTTGTTCCAGGCGGAGGCTTGTTCATCAAAGATACAGAGCTTAAACGTTTAGGCTTACGCCGTCAAAGAATGGGAGTGATTGAACCTTATGGTCAAATTGAAAGGCATAACAATTATCCTTGTTGATAAAGTAGAGATTGGAAGAGACCCATTTGATAAACCCATTTATGAAGATAAGGATATTGAAGTTGAAAATGTCTTGATTCAACCGACATCCACTGATGATGTCGTAAATCAAATGAATTTGACAGGAAAGAAAGCCGTGTACACGTTAGCTATTCCAAAAAGCGACTCTCACGATTGGGAAAATAAAGAAGTGAAATTCTTTTGTAAACGTTGGCGAACTGTCGGTTTTCCAACTGAAGGGATTGAGGACTTAATCCCGCTTGATTGGAATAAGAAAGTGATGGTGGAACGTTATGGCTAAAATGAAATTCAAGCTGAATTATGATGGTGTTGGCCAATTGCTAAAATCTGCCGAAATGCAGGGCGTTTTAGAAGAGAAGGCAACAGCGATTAAAAATCGTGCAGGCGAAGGATATGCTCAGGATGTTTATGTCGGAAAGACACGGGCGAATGCGATGGTTTACGCAGATTCTTACAAAGCCAAACGAGACAATAAGAAAAACAATACACTTTTGAAGGCGGTGCGGTAAGTGATCGAGATTGTAATAAAAGAATTTCTTGACGGTCATTTATCTGTACCGTCTTTTTTAGAGCGTCCAGAAAAACCGCCAGAAAAGTATGTTCTCTTTGAAAAAACTAGCGGTGGAAGCAACAACTATCTGCCGTCTGCTACTTTTGCTTTTCAAAGCTATGCTCCTTCTTTGTACGAGGCAGCAGCGTTGAACGAAAAATTAAAAGCTGCTGTTGAATCAATGATCACACTTGATTCTATCAGTAAGATTAAGCTCAACAGTGACTACAACTTTACGGATACAGAAACGAAAGAATACCGTTATCAAGCGGTATTCGACATTAATCATTACTAGGAGGTAAACATATGTCAGATGTAAAATACGTGACAACAGCAAAGCCAAAAGTCGGCGGTGCTGTTTATTCAGCGCCATTAGGAACAACATTGCCAACAGATGCAACAACAGCATTAGGCGCTGCTTTTAAAAGTTTGGGCTATATTTCAGAGGATGGAATGACCAACTCAAACTCACCAGAAACAGACAATATTAAGGCCTGGGGCGGCGATGTCGTTGACAACGTGCAAACCGAAAAAGCAGACACTTTTTCTTATACATTGATTGAGGCTTTGAATCCTGATGTATTAAAAGAGGTTTACGGTGAAAAAAATGTCAGTGGAACATTGGACACTGGAATCACAATCAAAGCGAATTCCACACCTATGGAAGAACATTGCTTAGTTGTTGAAATGGTTCTGAAAGGCGGCATTTTGAAACGGATTGTTATTCCGATCGGCAAAGTTTCCGAAGTTGGCGAAATCGTCTATAAAGATGACGAAGCGAGCGGATATGAAACAACGATTGCAGCTCTTCCAGATACAGACGAAAACACTCACTATGAATACATCCAAAAACCTACAAGTGAAGGAGGCGGCGATTAATGGCCAAAAAGGACAATTTGAAAGGAACCACGAAATCAGGTTTTGATTACAACATTTCAAAAGACCGTCTAAATAACTATGAATTAGCGGAAACACTTGGCGATCTAGAAGATAATCCACTTTTAATGGGAAAAGTTGTCAAACTGATGCTAGGCAATGAACAAACCAAAAAATTAAAGGATCACTTGCGGACAAAGGATGGTTTTGTTCCTAGTGATTTGATGGAAGCGGAAATTACAGAAATTCTGCAAAAGCAGGCTGAATTAAAAAAATAATTACCCTTGCTAGAATGATCAAGCTCGATGAAGATGCATTGATTTGTGATCTAGCCGAGACTTATCAAATATACGACTTCAGGCAGTTACCTCTATTGAAGGTAGCTGTCTTTTCTTATGGTTTAAGTGAAAATTCAAGAATCAAAATGCGAATGAGTAATCAAATCATTCCAATGGAAACCCTACTTTTGGCTGGCTTGTCTGACAAAATCAGTGTCCTTTTATGGACCAAGACAAAAGATGGTCAGAAAGGGAGAAATCGTCCGCCAATGATCTTGGATGCATTCAATCAAAACAAAACGAAACAAAGAGAAACAGTCGTATTCAATTCAGGCGAGGATTTCGAAGAAAGAAGAAAAGAGTTACTTAAACAAGCAGGGAGCGGAGGTGGAGATTAATGGCAACGGATTTAGGTCAGGCTTATGTTCAGATTGTGCCATCTGCAAAAGGAATCAGCGGAGCAATCAGAAATCAATTAGACCCAGAAGCCTCTGCAGCTGGTACCAGTGCTGGGAATAATCTGGCTAGTAGATTGGTTACGGTTGTAAAAGGTGTGATTGCTACTGCAGCAATCGGAAAATCAATCGGTGCGGCTCTAACTGAAGGTGCTAATCTTCAACAATCCCTTGGCGGTATCGAAACACTGTTTAAAGGTAGTGCGGATAAAGTAAAAAAATATGCGGATGAAGCGTACAGGACTTCTGGCTTGTCTGCCAATGATTACATGGAAAACGTGACAAGTTTTAGTGCTAGTTTGCTACAGTCAGTAGGGGGCGACACCGAGAAAGCAGCCGATGTTGCAAACATGGCCATGATCGACATGTCAGATAATGCCAATAAGATGGGTACCAACATGGGCGACATTCAAAACGCCTATCAGGGGTTCGCAAAACAGAACTATACCATGTTAGATAACTTGAAACTAGGTTACGGCGGAACCCAAGAAGAAATGAAGCGGCTACTTGCCGATGCCGAAAAGCTCACAGGTGTTAAGTATGACATCAATAATTTAAGTGACGTATACAACGCGATCCATGCTATACAAGAGAACTTAGACATTACAGGCACAACCGCAAAAGAAGCCTCTGAAACCTTCAGCGGATCATTTGCAGCAATGAAAGCCGCAGCGTCTAACGTCCTTGGTAAAATGGCTCTTGGTCAAGATATTCAACCATCTTTAAATCAATTAGCAGAAACAACGTCAACTTTCTTTGTTGGAAACTTTATCCCGATGGTGATGAATATTGTCAAAGCGATACCTGGTGCAATCGTTACTTTGATTAAAGCATCAATTCCATACGTACAAGAAGCTTTTACAAGTATGTTTGGCTCAGTTGGTTTGCCATCAGCTTTCACAGGGTTAATTGCAAATTTAAAGTTTGCCTTTGGCCAAGTAGTAGCGAATGTAAAAAACATGGGCTATCAAGTAAAGGATCGACTGACTGAACTTGATGATTCCTTTAGAAGCTTGCTTGTTTCGTTAGAACCAGTTTTCACTAAACTAGGTGGAATTATCAGCACATGGGCTGTTGGAATTACAACAGTGTTATCCTATGCCATCCCGTTAGCGATCGATGTTTTTCGAATGGCCTTTGATGGTATTGTGGAATTTGTCGTTCCCATTTTGGACAAGGTACTTCAAATCTTTTGGGATCTGAGTGCGGCAGTTATGGAAGTAGTCATGAATACAGTCGTACCAGCATTACAGAAAATGATTGATTGGGTTCGTGCTAACGAGGGAATCATGAAAGGCTTAGGAGTTGCAGTAACAGCCCTAGTTGCTGGATTCGGAGCATTCAAAGCCGTTACCGGTGTGGTAGCCATTTTTAGTAAATTATCTGTTGCAGCAGGAGCATTAAAAACAGTTTTCCTAGGTCTTTCGAATCTAGGAATCAAAGGCTTAATCACAGTGTTCACCACACTATTAGGACCCGTTGGAGTAGTAGCAATTGCAGTAGGAGCTTTAACCGCTGCATTCGTTTATCTATGGAATACGAATGAAGGCTTCAAAGAGGCAGTCATTCAAATATGGACAACTATTTCTGAATTATTAAGTCCACTTATTTCTGGAATAGCTGAGTTTATTAAAACGATTTGGGGTGCAGTCACTGCATGGTGGAATGCAAATCAACAATCGTTTTTGACAACTGCTCAAACTATTTGGAATTCCATTATGACTACCATTCAATCCATACTTAATCTAGTGCAATTAGTAATTCAAACCGTGTTGACCAATATCCAGAATTTCTGGAATACATGGGGATCAACGATTCAAAATTTCACTTCCGCAGTATGGGGAGCAATTAAAGCTCTGATAACTGGTGTGGTAAATAATTTGCTATCAACGATAACTACCATCTTCAATCAGATTAGTATTGTCATTCAAACCGTGATGGGTGTGATTCAAGGGATAATTAAAGCAATCACAGGAGCAATCAAGGGTGACTGGTCACAGGTTTGGGAAGGAATCAAACAGATTGTTTCTAGCATCTTTGAAGGTATTGTCGCTACAATATCAAATTTCATGGAAGGCGCCAAAAACACTATATCTAATGCGATTGAAACAATAAGAGGCGTATTCGATTCATTATCTCAAATTGATCTTTTCGCAGCTGGTCAAGCGATCATCGAAGGGTTCTTGAATGGACTTAGACAGAAATATGAAGATGTAAAAAGCTTTATCGGTGGTATTGGTGACTGGATCAAAGACCATAAAGGCCCAATTAGTTACGATAAGATACTATTGATCCCAGCTGGTAATGCGATTATGGATTCGCTAAACAATGGTCTAATAGATCGATTTTCTAACGTTAAGCGAACAATCTTAGGTGTTGCAGGCGAAATACAGGACATAATTACCAATAGCATTGACACAAGTCCATTTACAGATGATTCATTGAATACTCAATTGTCCTTTGCTGCAGCATCGATCGATGCACAAAATATTAGTGCAAGACAAGCAAGCGGTGAATACGGTGGTGACTCTTCAGTAATCATTGATAACCACGGCATGATGGACGGAGCAACGTTTGTTGTACGAGAAGAGGCTGACATCGAAAAGATTGCAGAGGCATTGTACAAGAGACAACAACGCCAAGATGGACGGCGTGGATTGCGAGGTAGTTTCCGATGACAGTAACACTTGAAAAGAAATTACCTGCAAGAGCAATGAACATTGATGGCAAGTTTTTAGAAGACTTGGTTCCTGGATACACAACACTTGATGTTGAGGGAAGGGAACTTTTTGAAACGAATAACGAGTATTCTCAACTTGGAATTCGAGATGGCGAAAGACACATCTATAATCGAATTCCAGCACGAGAGCTTGAAGTAAAGTTCTTTTTGAAAGCCGAAGATGATTCATCCTACAGAGACAAGTTCAACAAACTGAACGTGGCTTTGTTCACCGAAAAAGAAGTGCCAATTTGGTTCAACGATGAACCAGAAATGATCTTCAAAGGAACAAAGGCAACAATAGATAAAGTAGATTCTGGTCATTATTGGGCGACTGGTAGCTTCACAATCACTTGTGGCGATCCGTACAAGTATACGAAAAGCGATGCAACGTCCGTAATGTGGGGATCAGAAATCATTACATTTCAGGCGAACTATTTGCTTGGGAATACCGGATCGGGTGCCGTTTTAATGCCGATCATTTTTGAAGGCGGCGCTTATTGGGGGTCTGACATTATCACATTCCAACATCAAGGGTATTTGATGGGGGATACAGGTAAAGAGGCGCAGCCGTTTGAGATTTATCCGACCGTTGAAGGCTTGAAGGTGAAACCGATGATCGAAATTGTCGGCATGGGTCGTGGTGTCAAAATTCGAACACGGACAGACACGATTGACTTAGGAGACTTTGACAATGCGACAATTGTGATCGATACTCAAACATTTAACATTACCAAAAACGGGAAACCAATGATCCGGCCAATGAATGACTTTTATATCTATCCCAAAGAACCGCTTTATGTTTCAGGGAAAGACGGCGATTTTGATTTAACAATTAAATATTCAAATCGATATTTATAGGGAGCTGATTACTTGTTAATGGCTATGAACCTAAGTCGTGAGTATACAGCTATCCTAGAAAATGCTTACGATGTTGGGTATGAAAAAATTGAAAATGAAATCGGATCAATTGAATTTTCGATGCCATTATATGACACGAAAAACGCAATGATTCAAGCTTTGCAGTATGTGGAGCTTACGGATAATGAAGATGAATACATCGGATTATATCGGATAATGCCGTCAACGATCCAGAAAGACAAAAGCAATTACACAATTAAATACACTGCAATGCATGTGCTAGGGACGTTATTGGATAGCGTCCTTTTTGGTTATCATGAATTAGTTAATCGAACAACTACAGATGTGATCAATTACATTCTAGGTAAGCAAAAAACAAAGCATTGGGTTCTTAAGAAATGTGAGTTCACAAGGTATTTCAGCTATGCATGGGAAAATGAGAACGGCCTTGCTGATGCATTGTTTTCTATTCCGGCAGCATTTGATGAAGATTATATTTGGCAATGGAATACGCAAGTTTATCCATTTGAGCTATCCCTTGTTAAGCCACCGACTGAACCGATTTGTCGGATTCAAGAAGGCTACAACATGGAAGGGTTCGAAATAGAAAGCGATCCTAATAACCTAGTGAATCGAGTGTACCCTTTGGGAGCCGGTGAAGGCATCAATCAGCTGAATATTAAATCCGTGAATGACGGTAAAGAATATGTAGAAGATACTGACTCTATCAAAAAGTATGGATTAATCGAATACGTTTGGGTGGATCAGCGTTTTACCATTGCACAAGCTTTAAAAGACAATGCGTTAAATATGTTGAAAAAATGGTCGATTCCAAAAGTATCTTGGAAAGTTAAGGCAGCAGATTTAATCAAGCTGACTGATTCACCACTTGATATTGATAAGTTGCGACAAGGAACTGTCGTGATGATTAATACAAACGAGTACGGGTCTTTTAACTTGCGGATAAAGAAGGAGTCTAAATCAGATGTATTTGGAGCGCCGCAGGAACTTGAGTTAGAACTTGGTAACTTGAAGGATGACATCAACACAACAATGTCTGACCTCAACCGAAAACAGCAAATCAATGAAACGTATTCTCAAGGTGCAACAAACATCTTGAATTATTCATACCAAGACAATTGCGAATCAGCATACCCGGCTGAAATAGAATTTTACTTGGATGATGATGTTTTCCATGTGAATACTGTTGAACTGACCTTCAAAACGAAGCGTTATCGCGGATACACGAAAGCAGTGAAAGGCGGCGGTGCAAAAACTATCACAAGTGAGTCGGGCGGTTCTACAGTAATTACTAGCGAGTCTGGTGGCTCAAGTGTTGTTACCAGTCAAGGCGGCGGCGGTTCTGTGGCATCTACGACTAGCGGTGGTGGTTCATACCAAGGTGGGTCTACAAGTGCAGGCGGAGGATCGTATCAAGGTGGGTCAACAAATGCTGGCGGCGGTTCTTTGAGGTCTTCTAGTGCTGGGGGAAATCATGATCATGTTATGTTTAATGTTAGACCAGGTCCAACACCACCAGCAACAAAGTCAATGTATGTTGCTGGTGGTAGTGGTGTTTTATATGCAGAAGGGGCTGGCAGTACATTTAGAACAGCTAGTTCATCAGGAAATCACGCGCACACTGTTGATGTACCAAGTCATTCTCATGGATTCAACATCAGTATTCCTAGTCACTCACACGGCTTCGGTATTAACATACCTAATCACTCACATAGAGTGACGATCCCTAGTCATACTCATAAAGTGACATTACCAAGTCATAGACACAATGTGAAGCTACCAAGCCATAAACATAATGTAGTGCTGCCAGAACATACGCATCCTTTAGAATGGGGAATTTTCCAAGCGAGTGAGTCGGCATCTAGTGTTGACATTATTGTTGATGGAACGACTATTCCTAAACATGAAACAAGTCAAAGTCGGTTGAATATCGTAGACTATCTGAGAAAGACTAGCAGTGGGAAGATTCAACGCGGAAACCACACAATCAAAATTAAACCGAACAAGCTTGCTCGAATTGAAGCTCAAGTGACATGTCGTGTATTTATTCAGTCACAATTAGGAGGACAATTTTAATGAAAATTAAAGTGAAGAAAATCAGCGGTGAAGAGTTTGACGCTGAAACAAATAAAACAATGAATGAACTATATGAAGAACTGACTGATCAAACAGTTAGTTCTTTTATTTTGCTCGGTGACCACATCGAGCAAAAAATGACAATTGATTCAATTAGAAAAATTAATGAATAGGTAGGTGATCATTTTGGCCGTTGAACATATCCAAGAAACAGACACGCTGAATCGTGGGCGTGAAAAAATTAACCAGGCGATCGATTTAGCGAATAGTTCTTCAACTAAAGTTGATCAATATGGCACTGAGTTGGATCAAGGGATTAAAGACGCTAAAAAGATTGCGACTGATGCTGGACAGGCTGCAAAGACAACGGCAGATACAGCGGCAGCAGAAGCAAAACAATCGGCGTCTGCTGCCGCTACAGAAGCAAAAACGATTGCGACAAATGCAGGTATTGAAGCCAAATCGATTGCTGAGGCTGCAGGTAAAGAAGCAAATAGAAAAGCGGATCAAGCAATCGGTGATTCGGCTACCGCTGTGGAGAATTCAAATCAGGCAATTGGACGTGCAAATCAGAACAAACAGGAATTTGATGCATTACGTAATGACTTTGACGATCTAGTGGCAGAGTCAGGCGATAGCAACCCTGAAATTGTCCAAGCTCGGACAGACTCGCAAGGTGTGAAACAGAATACGTTGCAAAATCGTCTGCAAGCTGATTTTAGTAGCCGTTTAACAAATGCCGATGCAATTCAATTGTTTTCTGGTCCAGTTGTCGTTCCGTTGATGATGGATTTCTCAGGAAAAGTTGCCGGAAACGTCGCGGCTAATCCTCATAGTTTCTACACTGACTATACGTCAACCAGCTTGAAAAAGCCTTCAGATCCTTGGAGTGAGGTTACTCAAGAAAACTATAACAAGTTAGCTGGTAGAGATGACCAAGGTGTAACAGTCGGTTCAAGCCAAGGAAGCGTCATTCCTCAAAATCGCGGTTCCTATAATACAATCGTATCTATTGAACAATTAGCCCCACGAATTTTTGAAGGGATGACTTTAGCGGAAAAAGTTAAATACATCAAGGACAATTTTATTTCCTTTTCTATTACGACACGAGCAAAGGCAACGTCGCCAAATAATAAGAATTTGAAGGTTGGTGTTTTCTTAGAATCAACTGGTTCATACTCTACAAAAATCCAAGGAGATGCAACTGAATTTACTGATTTTACGGTAGAAGTCACTGATAGTAATTTCATTGATTCTAAAGGTTTTATTGAAATAAACTCGCATACTGATAGTTCAAATGGCGTCACTGCTTCTAGTGTGACAACAGATTATGTTGGTGTTCAACTAAAGGTATCCTTAAATCCTTTAACTGTTTTGAATAAGTCGGGTTTCGCTAACGAAAGTGACTTGGATTTGAAAGCTGATTTAAAAGATTTTCAAGAATTTGCGAAGAGGGAAGACAATCCTCATGCTGTAACTGCGGAACAAGTCGGAGCCTATACAAAAGAAGATGCTGACGATACGTTTTTAACTCAAACAGATGCAGAAGCAACACTAGCAAAGAAAACCGATTTAACAAAAGCCACAGTTGGGTTGGGATCAGTTGATAATTATGGCACGGCAACAGAAAGTGAAGCCGTTGCAGGATCGGCTGCGAATAAGTTCATTACTCCGCTTGGAGTTAAACAGTTCTATGATCAACAAGCAATTGAAAGACCTAAGTTTTTAAGTAATACAACAAACTTTTGCGCACATAGAGGTAATAACGCTGAATTTCCTGAGAATTCGGCATTAGCATTAAAGTCGGTAACCCGTCACAGATTTATCGAATTTGATGTCGGTATTACAAAGGACGGCAAATGGGTAGTCATGCATGATGATACAGTTGATCGTACTACTAACGGAACTGGAAGAGTGGACTCATTAACTTTAGCTCAAATCAGAGCATTAAGAATCGACACAGGAGCTGGGTTGGGCTATTTAACAGATGCTGAAAAAATAATTCCTACAATGAGTGAAGCAATTCAATATTGCAAATCGGCGGGGAGTGTTCCATTCGTTGAGATTAAATCTAACAATTACACAGACAGTCATCTTCAAGAATTTATTAATGTGCTGAAACAAGCAAAGATTCTAAACGGTGGTTGTGTCGTCATTTCTTTCGATAAGACAATTTTAGAAAGACTTCGAAATATGTCTAATGAAATTGAACTTTCGTGGGTCATGAATTCGGTTACTCAGACTGAATTAAGTGAATGTATTCGGTTACGGATGTCAGCGGACGTTGCTTATAATCATGCGACTGTCACAAAAGACATGGTTAATGCATTTCATGACAATGGGTTGCAGTTGAATGTCTGGACAGCTCCTGACGATTCGTTTGAAAGCTTGAAAGAAAAGGGCGTTGATGTGATCACAACGAATAGCCGTTCCGGTGATCTACGTTGGAGCTTGCTTACTTTGGATAGTAATTTTACTCACTACGCTGCAGGTGGGAATTTAAGACAGCCATTTGTTGAAGAGCTGTCTCTTATACACATCTGACGCTGCCGACGACTTAATAGG